AATTTCCACCTGCAAGAATATCAACTTCTGTAGATCTTTCACCTCCGCGGCGCGGGAACCAAAAGTCTTCAGTCATTGTCATAAACTTACGACCGTCTGTAATATCGCCACTGTCAGAATCATACTGAAGCTTGTTTTTATGGCGTGTCATCATATCGTGTAGATATTGCTCAGCTTTTGCTTTTGGTAATTGACCAACGTCAATATAGAAAATTCTTCTTTCAGGAGCTCTTGTAATAGTATAAATGACTGTTGCATCTTCAAGCATCCTTAATTGATTTAAAGGTTTAATTGAAGGATGTAAATAAGAAAGAACGAGTGAATTAGTTTCGTTCATTAAGCCTGAAGTAATTCTTGCAATAGAATCTTTTGCTATGCGATAACCTTGCACAGTTTGACCTGTGCTAGCATTAGCAGCGCTTTTAGAACCAAACCCAGAATCAGAATACAAATAATATTCTTTTTTCACTTTCTTTAACGGAATTCCTGAATGAGGATCTTTTTTCTTTTCATCCATTTCTTTAATGAGACGTAATTTCCGTGGATCAATATATCTTACTTCTTTAATTCCGTCTCTTAAATTTTCATTATCTATAATAACGTGATAATTAAGACGACCATCAACATAGAATTTTTGAAATATATCGTATCCATAATTAGAAAAATCAAGTAAACGAAGTATTTCATCAAATTCTTCGCTTATTCTATCTTTAACTTTATCTGGAAGTTCAATATCGTCTAATACTATTTCAACTACGTTTTCGTGTGAATCAATATTAATTGCTTCATTTATTACTTCATCTACAGCTTGAGCTATTTCAGGCTGCATCATAAGACTGCGATACTTGGTAACAAGCTCGCCTTCCGTTTTAGCGTCGCCTTCCATATTAATGGCAATACCATAGGAACCGCCAAGCGAATTTCCTACGGTAATAGCGCCTTCATCGTTTGTTGGTTCTACAAAAGAAACAGCTTGTTCTTCTTCTGCACCACCAATCTCTCTTTTTATCTCAAAGCCAAAGATTCTCATTCAATTAATCATCCTATAAATTAAGTTGTAGAAATGCCAGTTGCGCCTTCAACTCTCCATAGATCATATTGGAACGTAACTCCAAATTCTTCAATAACATCTGACTGATCCCATCCTACTGGAATAGCATCAACAGTAACTGGATATAAACCTTCAAACACATATGTTCTTAAGGCGGTACCGTCTTTGCCGTATTGTGTAATAATCGCATTTGATTTATAATCTTGAGGCAAAGTTCTTATATTTGAATCATGGCTGTTAATAGAGTTTGACCATGCTTCCATAGCATTACGGATTAAGAAATCCTCGTCGTTGATGATAGTTACAGGCCAATCATCAAATACTCTATCGCCTGCATATTTTACTGTCCGACCAAAATATGGAATCTGATATGATCCCAAAGTGGACGATGGTAGAGCCGCGGCCTTTATCATGAAAGGTAATTTAAAATCCGCTACCGGCTCTACTGGGTTTGTAATTTGTACTTGGAAGAGGGAAGGACGTGCGCCGCCCCCTGTAAGTTGAGATTTAAACTCGTTGATATTAAAAGCCATTTTTTATACTACTCCTTTTTAGTTTATTTATTAGAGTGGCTGACCAACGATTTCATCAAATTCTACTCCGGATCTTGTTGCCACAAAAGTAAGTTCGATAATGTTGATAGAACGGGCAGGTTTGATGAATATGTTGCCTTTAAAGATATTTCTATCTACCACATCAGGAGTATTTACTGTTGCGTCTGATACAACCCTGAAGTCGATAATTCCTCGTCTTCCTTGTATGTCTCTAAGGAGTGGCTCAACCAAATTTTTAAATTGTGTTTGTGTAAATTCGTCATTAAAATCAAACAAGAACGAGGCCGCAATCGTTGCAATTGCTTTCTCTACCGTTATGAACAGGCGGCGAACATTAATACGTGTGAACGCGCTTCCTGTTGCTGTGCCTAACGCAGTTTTGTCTCCAAATAATAATACACCTTGACCAACTTGAGAAATAACAGGGTTAATGTCTTTTCCGTATAATTGATCTCTTTGTGATTTATTTGGATTAAATGCTAATTTAATTACGTTTTTAACTACACCGCGTTTATAACCAGCTGGTGATTCATATGGTTCAACTCTTGCTGCCAATCCTGCCATATCTCCATTTAACGGAATCCAACGATACGCATCATTATACTTATCATAACGATACTTATATCCACTATCAATGAAGAGATATGATGAAGAAGTACAACTATTTCTAAATGCAATTGCATTAGTCATTTTTGCTTCTGGATTTGACGGTGTAACAACATTAGCATAAGTTGGTGAACTATATACAACGCAATCTTTACGTGATTCTGCAATGTTTTGCGTTAAATAATTTGTAAGATTTGCAGAAGATTTGCCTGTTATAATAGCCGAAACATCAACGGCATTAGAATCTTTATATAAATCATATCCTAATGCAACCTTTCCGAAAGCAATAGCGCTTTCACCATCACCATCACCACCGCCGGACAAAGTTTCGTAAATGCTTGATGTGAAGGTTCCAAGCAATGCGTTTGATGGAGTACGATCACCTTCTGCATCAGTTCCAATTGCTTTAACCCACGATGAGTTATTTGTTAATATATCCACATAATAATTTGTAGAACCGTCTGCGGTTTTAGCTGAAGATGATACAGAAACGTTATCATAAACTTCAAGAACAGTACCTGCTGTACCAGTAATATCCCCTACACTATCAATCACAGCAATATGAACACGAGTATTATCAGTAGGAGCACCTTGTACTTCTTTTGCATAACCCCATTTTGACTTAAAGCTTATAAGTGCTGTATTTGACTCTGCTGTAGTATATCTATTTTTAAAAGTAATATCATATGAATATGGTGATGTGTTAGATCCATTATCAGTAAATGATGCAACAACCATATCTTGATAACCAACGCTATCGTTACCAACAGTTAGAATATCTCCGTCCTGAAGCGCAGTGGTTATTTCGCTTACAATGCTGATAGATACAGTATTTGCATTAAAAGCAAAAGATCCTGCCGAGGCTTCTCCTACACCAGCAATGCTATTTTCAAAAGAACTTGAAGAAGCGGCTACTACCTGTATACTGTTGCCTAAAGCTCCTTGATGTTTTGCTGAAAAATATGAACCTACTGCAGTTGCTGCACTATCAGAAACAACGCGCGTTACATATAATGCGTTTGAATATGATAGAAAATCTGCCGCGCTGAAGAATGTTTCATGGTTTTGCCATGAGGTATTTGCATAAGGCTTTCCAAAGCGAGATGCAAGTTCGTCTTCAGAAGAGATTAAAATTCTTTCGTTAGTTGGACCCCAGCGAAATACTCCAGCAATCGCTGCAGGAGGAGTCGCTACCGCCGGTATTACTGCTGATGCATCCACTTCCCTAACGATAACGGATGGGCTTACAGAAAAAACCATATTTTTCTCCTTTATGTAAGATTATTTTAAACTTTTTTCAGTTGTTTCTTCTTTATTTATAATAACACGAATTTACAATAACCACCTATCACCGCCATCATCTATCTGCCAACCGGCCTTATATTTAGAATCATCAATCTCTCCAGTATTTATAAACCCAAATGGGAGTAAATCATCGTCTATTTGTTCTTCTGTTTTTTGCCTTAACTTACTTAAAGTATTTATGTCGGTAATTTCTTTAAAATAACTTTGACTTGTAAGCCATGCAAAAACAACTAAATTCATAACTAAATCATCGTGTGATCCAGGTTCAGCTTCATATGATGAACCTTTTTTTGAAAATCGTGAAAGTTCTTGTATTGTTTCAAAATCGTTTATAATAAGTTGTTGTTGCTCTATTAACATTTTAAGCATAGAACAACCCACTGATTTTACTGCTTTAGTTGTTCGTACTCCTGTATCTGATATTTTTCCAAATCCATTTGAAATTCGTTTACCGCTACGCCCAGCACTCTCAGTATAAAGTATTCCTTCATAACCAAAATCCATTACAAGTGTATCAGATACTTGTGAGCCTATATCATTAATTTCTATTAGTACTAATGCTTCATTATATGATGTTGCAACTCTGTATATAATAGATGCAAAATCTATTGGAGATATAAAATTATCTCTAAATGTACACACTTGTTTATAAGGCATAGATGTTATATCTATCACATTGAAAGTTGAATAGTCTAAACCTTTACCTCTTGATACGTCTACAGTCATTGAATACACATGATTTTTTTCAGGTTTTTCATATTGACATATGCCATCTTTTGAATATAATGGATTTGAATAAGCAAGCTGTTTTAAAGCAGCACCTGATATAAGAGTCCCTGAACTACCTAAAAATTGGCATTCGTATTCTTGTGCAAATTTTTCTTCATCATAATCTAAAGCTTCAAGGGTTTCTCTTTTCCATTTCTCGTCTCTAGTTGGTACATCATTCCACATAACTTCAATATATTCATAACCGTTTGTGCCTTCTTTTGCTCCTTTACAAGTTTTCCAAAAATGATTTAAACCATTTGGAGTTGAAGTCATCAAAAGCTTTGTGCTTTCTCCTGATGAAATTGTTGGATAAACTGATGCAAAAAATTCATCGTACCCTTCAATAAATGCAACCTCATCAAGATATAGAAATGAAATAGACTTACCACGAATAGCAGAAGACGTTGTAGTTCCAGCAAGAACTTGACAACCATTTTCAAGAGCAATATTACCTTTATTCCATTCTTCTATACCTTGCTGTAACCATTTAGGTAAAGCTTCATATGCAAGTTTAACTCGAGACATAACCTCACGGGCTGCATCACCTTTATTTGCAAGAATAGCAACTGTTTTAAATTCGTTAAACAAAATATAATGTAAAATAATAGCAGTTGCCGTTGTCGTTTTTCCTGACTGACGAGCTGTTAGGACCGCCACCCTACGATTATTTGTAATTTTATGAGTTATTTCTTCTTGATAGTCATACATTTCAAAAGGAATAAGACCTTTATCAACATGAACGATTTTAATATATTTTTTAGCAAAATAAATTGGATCTTCAGAACACTTTAGATATTCCTTAATAAGATCAGGACTCCATTCTATTTGTTCTCCTATTCTTTTAAGATGAGAATTTCCTAAATATCCGTCACCCATTATTTTCACCTTTAATCATTTTAAGAAGATCTGAAGTTGATAATATAAGATTGTTATTTGTAACATTATTTTGAGCGGTTTCTTTAGGCCCGTTAATTTCTTCTATTGCGTATTTCTTTTTTGTTGACATTTCAACAAAGTCTTTGTTAGCATCAAGAAGTGTTTTCATCACAGTAGCCGCAACTTCAAATGCTCGCGGAGACTCGGATTGTTTTGCCAATTCAATCATTTCTTTTAATGCGTCATCCCCTTGTTCTATAATGTTTTTAATATTACAGCGTGCTTGATCTATGTCTTGAAGATTTTCTTCAGACATTTGAGTTTTTACTATTTTAGCGATTTGTCTCTCTTCGTCACTTTCTTGTCCTCGAACGGCCAATTCGTTTGAGGAACCGTTAAGAACATGTTCTTTATCCTCCGCCATTGCCTTCCTTGCATAAAGATTTGACGCATGATGGGTTTCTCCATCTCGTTCATTATATTCCATGTCATTATCTTGTAGGCTTTTATCTGTAGACTTATTAAGTTTTTCATCTACACTCTCCTCTTTAATTTCCATTAAAGATCTTACGCCAAGAACTT